ACCAAATGATTTAATAGTTTTGCATATATCTGCTGCATCCCAATTAGGTAAATCTACAAAGTTAGTAGCACCTACGTTAGGTAATGCTTGTGGTTTATCTACACCATTACAGAAAACAGGAAGACCATTATACACAGTTCCTGTCCAATTACCTATGGTTGTTAAATTAGTGCTATAATCGCCACCTGAAGTCCTTGTAACGTCTGTATGAGTAGTCCCATCAGTTCTATAAATCTTAGCTGTGCCTGGATAAAACCAATACGATGCTGTTCCAGTAGACCAATTAAGTACAAAGTATGGAGCTACTGTAGGTGTGCCAAATACTGCATCATGTCCTTTGATCTTCTTTCCTGCATTATCAGTAAATCTTATATTACTTGCATGTGAATAAAACTCAGGTGGGAGTACAGTATTGTTTGTATCTTTTATCATGCCCTTTGGGGCAGGTGCTACAAATGTTACCATCAGACTGTACGTTTCCACATATATACAACGATATATGGTTGTAAGTTATTGTGGGCTTGTCCACCACCAGTTGCTTCTGTTGCTACATCATCTCCTAATGTTCTAGCATTACCACCTGTAACATCCACATCGTTTGAGTTAGGAGGTGGAAGAATACCTGCTGGGTTGTTGTGGGTATGTGATGGCATTTCAGAAATGGTCAATGTATGTGTTTTAGCACCACCTGTTTCTCCTGCTGTATCAAATTCTGTTTGTCCTGCATCTATACCTACTGGAACACGACCTGCACCAAATGCCACCCATGTACCAAATCCTAATAAAGTTGCAGGATTAGTGCTATCACTTGCGTTCATGTAAATAGAACCAACAGGATATATGTTTGCTAGTGTAGCTATTGTGTTGCCACCTAGTGTTCCTGACCCAACTGACAATGCACCTGTAGCAGTAATATTTCTAATACCTGTTACGTCTTTACTTGCATCTACAGTTAGTGCTTTTGATGCTTCTGCTGTACCAAGTGTTGCTACATCTACATAGTTAAGTTCTGTGGTATTTGCCGTAACACCATCAAGTAAATTTAATTCTGTATGTGTTGCTGTCATTGCCCCTGTTATATTGGGGAATGTATTTTTAACTGTTGATTTAATTAATCTTAAATGGTCATCACCTTGAGCAACAGAATCAGTTGCCCCTGGATTTGAAGTATTAAGACTATCTATATATGTTCCTGTTTCTAATCCCATATTATGTCCTCTTTATAAATAAGTGTTCTATAAACCATGCAGGAGGGTCTATTTCCCACCATTTATGTCCATGTCTGTAATCGTTTGATATTGTATGATGATAATTATGCCAACCCTCACCCCAACTAATTAGTGATGTAAGTGGGCTATTAACAGCAGTACAATCCTTTCTAGGTGTAACCACAATGTAGCCAAATTGTTTCATGTGGGGTATTACACCAAATGCTCCTGCTGCTTGATATACACATGCTGCAGGAAAACTAAAAGCAAATATACCTAACAAAGGGTCTATTGCATACAATATACTTATGTAAGTAAATAGTAGTTTCCAATAATGTTTAGTAATAAACATATAATCCTTATCTCTAAGTATATCATTAACCATAGACTTAGGTACTTTTATAGGGTCATACAATGTAAGCCATGCCCTAATGTAACCTATTCTTTCAGGAGATTCATTATCCTGTTCACTGCCACTATACATGTGATGATATCTGTGCATTGCAGTCCATGATAGTGGGCTACCAAATGCAGGTATAATTGTTAAATACTTTAAAATCTTTTCTCTTACAGGAGTTGTTGTAAAACTTCTGTGTGCCATAAATCTGTGTATAGCTATGTTTGTGCCGAATATATTTACAAATGCCCAAGCAACTAATCCATAAACAATATACTCAGGATAATAAAAACAACCTGCTATCGCTATTACATGATTAAGTAATGCTAGTATCTGCACATATCTTGCGTGTTTCACGTCCACCCCAGTCTAGTAATTATCCATACCCATGGGTCAAACCAACAATGTTTAAGCTGTGGTTTAATATGATGCTGTACATGATATGATTCAGAAAAAGCTACAGGATACATATAAGGTACATCTTTTACTTTACCTAAATGACACATAATACCTGTAACTAACATTACCCAAAAGGTTGTCATAGCTACTGCTGTTGCCCACATAAAAAATAAATCTAAAGGTAAGACCAAGAAAAGAATAGCATTGAACATGTATACCAAACTTGTTTCATTCTTAGTTAAAAATAACTGCCATTTATTTCTTAGTCTATCTCCACACAAACTCAAATCATAATCTTGTTCGTGTGTTCTAAATATAATATATATCCATGATCTATACTTCGGACTGTGTGGGTCTGCAATAGTATCTGCATATCTATGATGGTTTCTGTGCCATGCACTATAAGATATTGGTGTGCCTATCAACGCAGTCATAGATACTACACTCATTATGTTTTGAAACCATACAGGTGGATTCCAAAGATTGTGTGTAGCCCATCTATGTATAAACAAGCTCATAGTGAATTCTAGTAAAAAGTAAAACAGTATGTATGTATATAAAAGTTGTAGCCATGATAGTGCTACAAAAGAATATAATGCTAATCCAAAATAGAATATGTATAAAAGACTAAGTGCCACATTAGTATTCCCATGTCATAACCTTAGTTCTATCATCTAAAGCTTCTGTAGGTGTTTCACTTAGTGTTCCTAAACAAACACCATCTGTAGTTGCTTGTGTAAAGTAGTTATCAATCCTAGAATCTACAACACATTCTAATGCAAACTTAGTGCCACCTAATGATTGAATCCAATCTTTATTAGCTTGATGAAACTCAGATGTCCATGTCCATGCTTTACTGTTATTAATTTTGCCCACTAAGGCAACTATCCATGTATATGTGTTGTCTGTAAATTTGCCATGAATATACATACAAGGTGTTTCATCTTTAGCAATAATTATATTTTTCATACTGCTATAGTTTTGTTCATTTAATAATGAAATAATAATTTGTTTCTTTTCATCATCTGTTTCATCAGTAAAAACTATAGTTCCACTATTTATATCTTCAAGACTGTCTGCATATAGAGAATCAAATGTCTCATCTATTGGGAATGTGTCTACTTCTGTAAATGTATAGCTCATTGTATTAATTTAAAGTTAGTTGTTTGACCATTTACAAATATACCTGTTACATTATTGCCATTAGCATCTTTTAATGACCCTTGGTACAGATTACTACTCTGAAAATTATCATGGGTTGATACATCTGCTCTTAAAAGTGTTCCTACTGTACTTCCTTTTGTTAAAACTAATTTTGTCCAACCTGTCCAAGAATAACTACTAACAACAAAGGTTAAGACCTGATTAGAAGTAGTTGAAGTACCACCTGTTCTAACACCTTTAACAGTTCTACTTGCACTTGATATAGAATTATTTGCTATGCTTCCATAAGAATCACTACCTGTTCCTGAATTATTACCATCACTAAATCCATGTTCATGTAAACCTAATTTAGCATCTCTTGTTCTAAAACCTGCTGTTATTGTAGTTTCTAGTAATACAACCTCTGCAACAGAGCCATAAAAACTCGATGCTAATGAAATCTGTCCTGATGTAGGAATAGTGACACTACTAGAATTTTGTGTTCCTGATGGAACATTACTTCCACCCGAATAATACTCTGACATTGAGTGTGGTTGTGATCCACCAAACTCTGTAGCTAAATCACTAAGACTAACTGCACCTGATGATACTATAGCCATTATACTGTACCAAATGCAGTTACATCACCTACACACGTTAGATTGCCTGAAGCATCTAACTTCATTTTGTTTGTGCCACCTGTTGCAAAATAAAGAACACCACCTGATTCAGTAATAGTCCAACCACTAAGAACGACAGTAGTACCTGTAGTTGCAGGTAAAGTAAGAGTATTAGTTCCTGCTACAGCAGGTGCTGAGATTGTGATCTCACCTGAAGTATCACCTGTTAGTTTTATACTAGCCATTAATCTGCTTCCTGTATTGTGTTACCCTCGGCAATCCATTCTTGAATTGCTTGATAGTGTGTGTTTGCTGTGTCTATTGGAACATAACATTGAGTTCCATCTATTGTTGCAATAATGTTGTCTCTTTCTCCTGAGAGTAAATCGTTTCTATATTTTGCTGATGTTACTAT